CAGTTGGATCTGTTCCAAAGTTAATACCTTGTTTATCAGCAGTAGTTGTACCATATTTAAAGTCTAAATAAAACACTAGACCAGATGGTAGATTCATTGGTTGAACAGATACAAAATCTTGAGCAGCTATTTCACCAAAGATTCTACGAACTAAAGGTAAAGCTACACCAGACCATTCCTCTGAATTAGCCGTACCAGCAGCACCTGTTCCGGCACCTCCACCAGTGGCACTATTTTCAGAAATTAACTGTTTTGCTTGGTTTTCAAGCAATACAGCCATTCCATTTTTTTGAAAGTCCTCATTCAATCCGTCAAGAAGTCCTGTTTTATCCCATTTATTAACGAGTTGTTTAGCCTCTTCTTGTCTTTTTTTATGAGCACTTTGATCATTTGAATATAAATCCATGATTAAATTCTCCTAACTTATTTAATTATACCAGCTAATTGTCTAAATCTATCAGCAACATTTGACTCTTCAGAAATAATTTTCTTTTGAGGTTTTGTCGATCCAGTTTTAGCACTAGCTGATTCTTTAATTGATTTTTTAGTTACAATTGAACCATTATCACCGAACTGTTCACACAAAGTAGAATAAACTAATTTAATCTCTCTTGTTGTTTGAGCTCTGTCAAATGTTTCAACAACTCTTAATTTCTGATTATTATCTAAAGCATATTCTTTAAATAATTTATTCGTAAACAATAATTTAGCGTTTAGAATATTGACTTCGTGAAGTTTGTTTTTCAAGAAAGAAACTGCTTCTTTGTACTCTTTCAATTCAGCTTGAACAGATTCCATTTTCTTAGCTTTTTCTTGTCCACCTTTTCCGATGCCTGATGATACGTCAGTATTATCTTCTTTATTGTCACCTTTACCGATTCCAGATGATTTGTCAACTTCATCAAGTTCTTCTTCATCACCTTCTTCAAATAAAGACTCATCGATTTCATACTCTTCTTCAACAGTTTCTTCAGTTGATTCTTTAACTTTAGTATCATCGTCATCATCATCTTTTTCTTTACCTTCATCAAGTTCAGATTCAAGTTCTTTGATAACAGATTCTAAATCTAAATTATCTTCATCCATTCTACCTTCTTCAGCATCTTCATCATCATCTTCTTTTTCAGCAACTATTGGAGCGTATTTCACACCATCGATTTCAATAATACCTTCTTCATGACGACCCTCTTCAGCTTCATCATCATCATCCATGTCTTCATCATGCATACCTTCTTCTTTGTCATGACGACCCTCTTCAGCTTCATCATCGTGCATACCTTCTTCAGCTTCTTCATCATCGTGAGCACCAGCACTTAGTCTACCTTCTTCAGCTTCATCATCATCATCATGCATACCTTCTTCATGTTCACCTTCTTCAAGGTCTTCTTCTTTAAGTTTTGCAGACAACATTGATTTCAATTGAGGTGTAAAGGCTTCTTCTAACGCCATTTTAGCATTTTGTAAAGCTGTTTCACGAACTGCCTTTGCATCCGCTATAGCTTCTTTTAATAAATCACTCATGATTTATCTCCTCATATATTTAATATTGGAATAAGTTTATTAGGAAACTTAATATGGTTAAGTTATATTTAGACACCGTATCTTCTTAACGGTGTATTGGTAAGTTTTCACTTATAAATATAAAAAATTAAAAAAATTAGACTATTTTTTTCTTTATATTAAGTCTTTTAAAATCTTCGGTTAGTAAATTATCATACCATTTGGTTTTGAGTAGTTTTTTACCAGCTTTGTTTAAATCCTCTCGTTTGGCTAAATTGTACAACATACAAGGAGCTGATTTTCTCGTATCCACACCTGAAATGTTGAAATCCTCAAATGGTGAAAAACATAATATTTTCACATCACCCATATTGTTTTCTTTCAATTGTTCATTTAAGAATTTCTGATATGGTTTTCTCCGTATGGTTTTCATATCATCACCAATGTGTAGGATTAAACCTGTTTTGAAATTAGATTCATTCCATTCTTTTACCATTTCCACAAGTGATTTATCCATTTCAGAATTGTACACCATAAATTTAATATTACCGGTTTGTAAATCTCCTTGAATGAATGGACAGATTGGCATGTTGTTAAAATTTGGATGTGGTGTTTGTAAAAAATCCAAATATTCAAACAACTTATCTATTATGTCTTGATGAGTTTTAATAAGAGTTATTTTCTTTTATTGTTTTATACCTTTGTCTTAGCTTTGCTAAGTTTCTTTTTTCTCGTTTTAGTTGGGATGGTTTTGTATAAAAAGACCTTTTCTTTAATTCTAACATTAATTCACTATCTTTTACTTTTCTTTTAAATTTCTTTAATGCACCTTCTACATTATTGTTATATACATCTATTCTTAAACCTTGCATTGGTTTTTTTCTTTTATTTTTTCTTGCCATTCACTACCTCTTTGATTGTGTTTCTTATCATTGTTCTTAATTTATTTTCACTTAATTGTTTTGATTCCAAGTGTTTAATAAATTCATTTGCCAAATATCTTTCTCTACCGTATTTTGCTTCTGACCATTTCTTTCTTATGGATTTAGGCATTTCATCATAATCCTCTGCTAAATTATTATTCACCAACCAAGCAACTCTACGAGCATCAGCATTAACGACTTTTCTATATCTATTTTCTTCAAGTTTTTTCATCCATTGTTTGATTTCTTTTACAGTTGTTTTTTTACCTTTTGATTCTTTCGTAATTCTTTTAAGTCCTTTAGGTGTTTGTTTTCTAGCTTTATTGTATTTATCTATTTGTTTTTGGAATTTACTAGCTATGGAAGTACCTAAACTTTTTTTCTTTTTCTTCATCTTTTTTGCATCTTTAGAAGTTTTTGCACCTTTTGGTACATTGGCATAAGAAGGACCACCCGTAGTGTCTCCTCCACCTTTTCTACCACTACCAGGTCCACCTTCTATCATTTCTTCAATGGATTGTTGTACTAATTCTTTAAGTTGATTCTTGGTTATTTTCACCTTCTTCCTCCTCTATGAGTTGTGCTTCACTTAAACAACCTCTAGCAACGGCTGTGTGAGCATCTTCAACTAATGTAAATTCCTTAACCTGTATAGGAAAGTCATCTTGATTAAATTGTTCATTCACTACTTCCATAAATCCTTTTACTAATGATGTTCCACCACCAAATACAATTGGGATAGAATCAGGGAAGTTTGGTACACTTTCAGCATTATTGAACTGATGTGCAAGATTTGTCAACAAATAGTTGATAAGTGCTCCGTAATAAGAACGGATAGCATTTATGATGTTGTACTCATCACTTCCCTCTTGATAAATATCATTTATTGCACTTTTTGTTAAATCCAAGTTTTGTGAGTTTTCTTTCACAGCAATCACTTTAGCAATTGAACACCCACAATCCGATGCTACATTTTTGTCAATCCAATCCCCACCTCGTGCAACAGAGAATGAGAGGGATGACATACCTTGATACATTACACAAACATTACACATACCAGCACCCATAGAAATCGCAATACCAGTTAATTCGTTGTCAACCAATCCTTCATAAGCAAGAGCGACTGATTCTTCAATTACCTTTACATCATATCCATACCCACCAATGATTTGTTTCAATACATCTTCATGATACGATACTTCACGAGTCTGATCGATAGGTTTCGCAGGAACACAATAAACACAAGTTTCTTTCCCTTTAGCTTTTCCCAATAATTCACCAACAATAGCATTCAACACAGGTAGTGCATCCCTCTCTTGTGGATTCAATAGACCACTTTGCATTGGTCGTTTTAATTCTGTTGTTGAAAAGATTTGTGCATAATTGAAAGCATGTTGTCCAACTATATGAACTTTACCTGCTTTTTCCACGAATGGTATTCGTTGTCTTTTCAACATTCTTTTAACTTGTCCAACATCACCATCAACGGTTAAGAAGACATTTCTTTGTTTCTTTATACTATCTTCTGTAGCTGTTATGTAGTATGATGTTCCACAATCTAATCCTTTAGCCATATTAACCTCTTACTTTTATATTGTTTTTTGCCAAAAATTCTAAAAATTTATCATAATGTTTTGGAAGAATTGATAATTCTTGATTTCCACCTCTTGCTTTTAAAGCTCTAACATCATAATCCTTATCAATTTTTAACTTCATTTTTTTAATCATATTAGATACTAATTTTTTAGTTTTCGTATCATTGGGTATGATTAATTTTTTAAACGGAGCTTCATTAAGTTTTTGAATTTCACTTTTGATAATTTCTTTTAATTTTTGTTTTGTTAATTTCATTTTCTTAAATCTCTTAATTTATTTTTTTGAGTTTTTACTTTACCCTTAATCTTTTCATCTAATTTAACACTTTGTTCATCTAAATCCGTATCAACTACAAAATTCTTTTTCACATCTACTTCAACAGGACCTAAATCTTTTTTCACCTTTGTTTTAATTGGAGAACCACTTTTGAATGATTCTCCAATATTTAGAACGGGAGACCGGTGAAATTTAAAGTTTTTTAAAGCCCATATTAATAAAATCCAACATCCAAGAACAAACTGCCAAAGCACAAGACTTATAAGAATAAACTCAAAAAATGACATGATTTATTTTTTAAATAAACCTCCGATTGATGGTATACTAACAACACCACCAATTCCCTCACTTTTTTGTTTCTTTATAGCCTTACTAATAGCAGCTCTTCTTTTTTTCAAATATTCATCTGAATCATCCACATCACCATCATTATCCACATCTGAATCTTCTTTACCAACTGCATCAAGTTTTTCTTCCATCTCTGAATCTTCATCATCATGTCCATAAACATGAGCTTCATCAATATCATAATAACGATTCAATACATGTCCAATATCTTCATAAAGACCTGTTAATCTTTGATTCAACATGTGTGCTTCTTTTGCAGTTTTTTGAAATTCAACCACACTACCTTTTAGTGTTTTCATGTTTTTATTAACCGAAACTCTATCAAACCAATCATCTTGTTCACCAAGAATGTGGTTGTGTGCAGATTCAGCAATTTCAGCTAATTGTTTAGCTATTTCCATTATGTTTTTACTATTGTAAAGTGATTTACCCACTATACCAAAGTTTCTAACTCCTTCAACTACTTTGAATTTATCAACTTTTGGTGAGTCTTCAAACACCTCACTTAATAAGTCTTTTAATTTAACCTTACTCATAATTTAGTCTCCCCATATTATTTTACTAATTAAACCTACGACAGCAGCGTATACCATCCAAAGAGCTCTTGTCACACTTGACTTAAACCCTTGTAATTCTTTTATATCATCTGGATTTATTTGTTTTCTCCAGTATGTGTTTTTATTAACTCTTACAACCAAACCATCTTCAGGATCTAAAAGTATTTCTTTTATATCTCTCAAATCTTCTTGTATTTCCTTAAGTTCACCGTTTGGTAATCTTGATTCCATATCCTTGAGTTTTTCAATAATCTCTGTATTGGTTGCTCTAGCCATTATTTTTTTCTCTTTCTACCACCAAAATAAGTTCTAAACCTATCTATGATTTTATCTTTTATCAATACACTTTTTAAAAATTGTGTTTCATATGGATGTGCTCTACTTACATCACCACCGGATAATCCTTTTTGAATATCAAAAAAATCTAATGTTCCTGATTTAGCTTTACCCATCCAATCCTTTATTATTTTATATTGTGCTTTTCTTAAAAGTTTTGCATATTCTTTCAAAGATTGGTCGATTATCTTTTTTGCTTCAGGAGAA